ACTTCTTGCAGTTAGTAGCCTATGCAGAAGCACATAATGAAATATATGATACACAAATACGTGAAGGACATGTGTTTATGTGCAGTAGAGCAGGTGAATACCAACAATTTGACATATGGCCCGACGAATACGAAGAATGGCGTAAAGAATGGTACAACAGAGTATATGCGTATTACGAGAAACACGCATAAATACAATAACAATGTTGTAGGAGATTAAAGTGGCAGTAATTCAAATATCAAGAATTCAAATACGCCGTGGACAGAAGAATCAAGGTTCCGGTATTCCTCAACTAGCCGGTGGAGAGCTAGGTTGGGCAATGGATTCGCAGGAAATGTTTATAGGTAACGGTTCAGTTGCTGAAGGTGCACCTTTAGTAGGTAACACAAAAGTATTAACAGAGCATGATAACTTATTTGAATTAGCAGACCAATACACTTATAAGTCTGGATCTACAATACAAACAGGTGATACAATTAATACACCTGTAAAAAGATCACTACAACAAAGACTAGACGATATTGTAAGCACAAAAGCATTTGGCGCACTAGGTGATGATACAGATCAAACTACAAAACTACAACGAGCAATAGATCAACTATTTTTGAATCCTAGTACAAAAGGAACTGAGCAAGCAAGAGTAATCCTTGTTGTTGAGCCTGGCTTGTATCAATTGTCAGATAGTCTTAAAGTACCGCCATATGCAACTATTAGAGGTGCAGGCAAAGGTAAAACAAAAATTATTCAAACATCCAACAATCCAATATTTGAAACAGTAAATGAATCTAGTACCCCTGGTAACTATGCGAATGATAGTTCAAGTACAACTTTGAATCAAGCACAGGACATTGAAATATCTGGAATGACTTTAGATAGCACAGGCAGTGGACCTATGCTTAAATTACAAAGTTGTAAAGAAAGTAATTTCACAGATATAGAATTTATTAACTACTGGGCAACAGGTGATGCTATTACTGTAACTAATAGAGCAATAGAACTTAACAGTTTAAGTTCGCTAGTAACTTGTTCGAACAACATCTTTGACAATATAAAAATCAACGGAGTTGATGTTGCAGTAGCAAGTGACTTTGATATACACAACAATACATTTACTAATTTTACAATAGCAAGTTGTGGACAAGGATTTTTATTTGGTGGAGGAACAGTGATTGGTACAGCAGGGCAAGATACTGGACCATACAATAACCAAATTATACACAGTAACTTTTCAGATATAGACAACGAAGCAATATGGATTAAAGAAGGTTACGGAAATGACAGCCAAGGTAACTACTTCAAAGGAGTAGGTAACGTAGGGGGTAATGAAGGAAACGCCCAATACAGTGTTATTAAATATGAAAAGCCTAATAACAACAGTATTAAAGATCACTTCGAAAGAACAAAGCTACTCGGGTACGACCAAACGTATATATTGAACGCACCTTATGTATCTGAAATAGCAGGACCAGTTTCTGCTGATATTGGAGGGTTCCAACAGTTAACCATTAATGAAAGAAATACAGCAATTACGCTATTTCGGTTACCTGGAGACTTGACAAGAGGGTACAAAGTATCGTATAATTATGACAGTAGTGCAGTAAATGCCTCTCGCAAAGGTGTATTGCATATCATGTGTGATAGAGCACAAGATGCAGTTCATCTAGTTGATGACTTTGATTATTTTGGTGATGCAAATTTTGCACCCAATATGGTTATAAGTGCAGAACTTGCAGATGCAAATGCTGATACTACTACAGATACAATACTAATTAAGGTAAAGAATGCAACACCGAGTGATCAAGGAACATTTACATATACCACTAACGTACAGTCGGCGTAGACATGTTTGATCTACAGTACGAAGACAGGCTACGGGCGTGGAGAGACTTTCGTAACTACTTAGAAGAGTCACGGAAGCCTATTCAGGATACAATTAATTTTGTAAACCAAGCACCTGTTGGCAAACTTGAACTTAATTTATGGAACAACAGTGAATGGCCACAACCATGGGAACTAGTAGAAGCAACTCGCTTCAGTGAACAAGCAAAGATCTTACTTATCTGTTATACTTTACAGTTAACAGAGCGTTTTGCCGATGAAAAGGTAGAGATACATATTGGTAGTAGAGTCGAAAATAATGACGATCTGCTCTTTTTATTGTACATAGGTGAATACGTGGTAGGATACATATACGACATACCTGTGCCAGTCAGTGACTTACCCAAGTCGCTAGTGTCACAAAGAATCTATACTATGCCGAGGCTACAATAAATATCTAACTTAATGAATGAGAAAGAGGAATAGAGAATGACGCAAATTAATATCATCAAAAGAGACGGTAAAGCAGAACCATTAAACATCGACAAAATACATAAAGTAGTAATGCATGCCTGTGAAGGACTATCAGGAGTAAGTGCAAGTCAAATAGAAATGAATTCTAATTTACAGTTCTTTGACGGTATGACTACAGGAGAAATACAAGAGATTATAATTAGAAGTGCAAATGATCTTATTTCATTAGAAACACCTAACTATCAATATGCCGCGGCACGTTTGCTTGCCTATAGTGTATATAAAGATGTGTTCGGGGAATATAAAAATAAAAATTTACGTCAAATGATTGACTTGAATATAGAACGTGGCGTCTACGATCCAGATATTCTTGTTAAGTACACAGACGAAGAACTTGCTAAACTAGATTCTTATATTCATCACAAGCGTGATGAAAACTTTACCTACGCAGGTCTGCGTCAGGTTGTCGACAAATACCTATGCCAGGATAGATCCAGCGGACAAATTTTTGAAACTCCTCAGTTCATGTATATGATGATTGCGGCGACACTCTTTGCAAACTATCCTAAAGAAGATAGGTTGTATTATGTAAGGAGATACTATGACTCGACCTCACTTTTTAAAATCAATATCCCAACGCCGGTCATGGCCGGAGTGCGTACTCCAGTTAGGCAGTTTGCCTCTTGTGTTCTCGTTGACAGTAACGACACACTTGATTCGATCTTTGCGTCAGACATGTCCATCGGTAGATATACAGCTCAAAGAGCTGGTATCGGTATTAACGCAGGACGTATCAGAGGAGTCAATGCGAAAATCAGAGGAGGAGAAGTTGCACACACAGGAATAATTCCGTTCCTTAAAAAGTTTGAAGCAACAGTTAGATGTTGTACACAAAATGGTGTACGTGGCGGAAGTGCTACAACTCATTTTCCTTTTTGGCATCAAGAGATTGAAGACATCCTTGTGTTGAAAAATAACAAAGGTACTGAAGACAATCGTGTACGTAAGTTAGACTATTCTATTCAACTTAACAAAACTATGTATGAAAGACTATTGGCCGGTAAAGACATAACTCTTTTCTCGCCACACGATGTGCCAGGATTGTATGAAGCATACTTTGGTGATGCAGATAAGTTCAAAGAACTTTATGAATCATATGAACGTAAAACTAGCATAAAGAAAAAATCTATTCCTGCAATGGAATTGTTTAGTGCATTGATCAAAGAACGTGCTGAAACAGGACGTATCTACATTATGAATGTTGATCATGCTAACACACATAGTTCATTCAAAGATACAGTGTATATGAGTAACCTATGTCAAGAGATTACACTACCTACAAAACCATTAGAACATATTGATGATGAACAAGGTGAAATTGCATTATGTATTCTAAGTGCTATTAACGTTGGTACTATAAAGTCGTTAGATGATTTAGAAGAACTATGTGAACTAGCAGTTAGAGCATTAGAAGAAATTATTGATTATCAACGCTATCCAATTAAGGCGGCAGAAATAAGCACTAAAGCAAGACGCTCGTTAGGCGTAGGTTATATTGGACTAGCACACTATCTTGCAAAGAATCAAGTGTTATATTCAGATAAAAAAGCATTAACAAAAGTACACGAGCTTACAGAAGCATTTCAATATTATTTGCTTAAAGCAAGTAACAAATTAGCACAAGAGCGTGGTGCATGTGATTACTACGATCGCACTAAATACTCTGATGGAATCCTACCTATAGATACCTATAAGAAGGATTTAGATGAAGTTTGTAAAATAAAGTTAAAGTATGATTGGGATAGTTTACGCAAGAGCATTGGAGAGCACGGGCTTCGACATTCGACATTGTCCGCTCAGATGCCATCAGAAAGCAGTTCCGTTGTGTCGAACGCGACTAACGGAATCGAACCACCACGCGGATACTTGTCCGTTAAGAAGTCCAAGAAAGGGCCTCTTAAGCAGATTGTTCCACAATATACTACGCTAAAAAATTATTATACTTTGTTGTGGGATATGCCTAGCAACGAGGGATATATAAACATTGTCGCCGTTATGCAAAAGTTTTTCGACCAAGCAATTAGCGGAAACTGGAGTTACAATCCTACGCACTTTGAAAACAATGAAGTGCCAATGAGTGTAATGTTACAGGATATGTTGACAACATATAAGTTGGGTTGGAAAACATCATACTATCAAAACACGTATGATTACAAAACTGATCCAAGTGAATTAATTGAAGAGCCACAACACTCAGTAGGGTGGCATGATAACGTTAAAGAGGGACCAGTCGACCGCACTGAGTTTAACGGGTCGGATGAAGAGTATGAGGAATATTGTGAAGCATGTGCAATTTAATGGTTGACATTTTACAATAGTTCATATACAATACATAGAGATATAAGGAAAAGACAATGGGTAAAACAGTATTCAATCAAGACAAGGTTGATTTCACGAAGCAAGATATGTTCTTTGGGGCAGATCAGAACACACAACGTTATGACGTATTTAAGTTTCCAGTGTTTGATAAATTAAATCAAACAATGTTAGGTTACTTTTGGAGACCAGAAGAGGTTTCACTACAAAAGGATAGAGCTGACTTTGCAAACTTTCGTCCTGAACAAAAACATATCTTTACTGCAAACTTGAAATATCAAACTCTACTTGATAGTGTACAGGGACGTGGTCCATGTTTGGCTTTCTTGCCACATGTATCTTTACCTGAACTTGAAGGCTGTGTTGTTACCTGGGACTTCTTTGAAACTATTCATAGTAGAAGTTACACACACATTATGAAAAATGTTTATGCAGATCCTGCAGAAGTATTTGACACAATTCTAGATGATGAAAAGATTATCGCTAGAGCAACAAGTGTAACAAAGAACTATGATAGGTTTACAGATCTAGCAGATGCTTACTTTCATCGTAAAGAAGGCAAACTGAAAGATGTCAAAAAGGCACTATACCTTGCCATGATGAATGTAAATATCTTAGAAGGACTTCGTTTCTACGTAAGTTTTGCTTGTACATTTGGTTTTGGCGAGTTGAAACTTATGGAAGGTAGTGCTAAGATTATTAGTCTTATCGCTAGGGATGAAGCACAACACTTAGCATTGTCTACTCACGTGCTTAAACTTTGGGCACAGGGTAAAGACGATCCAGAGATGGCAAAAATTGCTAAGGAGTGCCAAAATGAAGTTTATGATATGTGGCGTACTTGTGTTGCAGAAGAAAAAGACTGGGCAGACTATTTGTTTAAAGACGGTAGTATGATTGGTTTGAATGCAACTCTACTAAATCAATATGTTGAGTACATTGCAAATCGTAGACTGAAAGCATTAGGAATGGAAACAATCTTCGATGCTCCTGTGAATACGAATCCTTTACCTTGGACGCAACATTGGTTATCAAGCTCAGGCTTACAAGTTGCTCCACAGGAAACAGAAGTCGAATCTTATATCATTGGTGGTATAAAACAAGACGTTGATACAGACAAACTGAAAGGATTTAGTCTATGACAAACTCAAATATAACAATATACTCTAAGCCGGCATGCCCAAGTTGTGTAAAGGCCAAAGGTGTATTTAAAAATATGGGTGTTGCATTTACTGAAAAGACTATCGGAACTGATATTCAACCTGCTGAATTGTTTCAGTTGTTTGAAGATAAAGGACTACCTGCTCCTAGAACTGCTCCACAAATTTTTATTGGAGATACACACGTTGGAGGTTATGAACAATTACTTTCATATATCGAAAACACAGGGTTCAATGGAACAGGACATGCGGTAGGACAATAATGTTAATACAAACACCAGCAAAAAAAGGCGATACAATCAGTATCAAATTGAGCTCAGGCGAGGAAATGGTTGCCCGTTTAGAGTCTCAAGACAATAACCAACTTGTAGTACACAAGCCATTAATGTTAACTGCAACACAAGGTGGAGTAGGACTTGCTCCATACATGTTTACAACAAAGGACGAGAAGTTTACTCTTAACCTACGTAATGTAATTTGTGTAGCAAACACAGAAAAAGATATGGCAGACAAGTATACCGAAAGTACTACAGGTCTTAAACTTAACTAAAGGAGGCAATTATGACATTGCATGAACAAATCGTACAGGCGTTTAATAACTATCTAACAGAGGCAGAAACTTTTGAAGACAAAAGTGTTAAAGCCGCGGCAACAAGAGCACGTAAAGCATTAGGTGATCTTGGTAAACTTACAAAGTCGCGTAGAGCAGAAATCCAAGAAAAAAAGAACGCAATGTAATGAGCGGACAACGGCGCTGGCTTATAGTATGGGCTAGAACTGTTGGTATGCCCATAGGCATTAACGACGACGACAAGCCAGAGTTCCTTCCTATATCGCAAACTGATGTAAGAAGGGCACTGGCTTTTCGTACCTTTTGGATAGTGTTACATATTATAACATGTTTTATGATTATAGCAGGAAACGCAAAGGTATTATTTTTTAGTTAATGTATAAAGAAAATATAATTGCTTGGATTGAAAACGATCTAAGCACACCTAATCCAAGATTTAATAACTTACCAAGATGTCCTTATGCCAAACGTGCAGTAATGGACAACAAAATTCTATTTGAAAATATCCAATCAGGATTCTATAACGTTGTAAAAAGATTAGTAGAAACATGGGACGACTCTTATGACATTGCTGTCTTAAATTTAGATTATGATGTTACACCTAATGCAGTAGGAACATTGCGAACAATATGTAACGAAGGTTATGCAGATAAAGATTTTATCTTTATAGAAGACTTTGTCCCTCAAGGTAATCATAGTGTAATATTAATGCAACGAAAAACAAATATAGACAAAGCAAGAATACAATTAAAAGCCAAAGGCTACTACGCAGGAGATCCACAAAAGTAAATACGTTATCAATTAGGAGAATGTATTATGATGTGGTTAGACTATACTGTAGAGCAAGCAGGACCAAACTTCACTGTAAGAGGAGACTGGGCAGGCGAAGTTATGGGCTGGACTAAAGATGGAAAGAAATACGGCGGTAAAGAAAATGTTCTTTATAAGCCAGGTGATGTTTTCGTAGTAAATGATAATGGCTGGCTAGTAAAGACTGACGACTTATCTGTCCTAATGCAAAAGTACGCAATGAAAAAGAACTTGACAAAAGATCAAGACTAGTGTATAAATAACTCGTAACGTTGAAGCAATTCAAACGCTATACAGGACCCGGGGGCGGTACCCGGCGACTCCACCATAAACACATTTACTGAGTGTGCTTATGATGGGGTCGAACTAGGATCGACTGGTAGTTAATAGATGTTGTGGAGTTACCCGGATGTAAGCTCGGTTAACGCGAACAAAAACTATAATTGCAAACGACAATTATCAGCCAGAAATGGCAATGGCGGCCTAGTTTAGGCACGTAGGGGTTGGCGACTTACCTGGCAACAGAAAAGTCGTTCACTTTTTATAGGAGAAATACAACTTTAACTATAAATAAAATTGCTTGACGCAAAGTTAAGTTAATTATATCGATATAAATTATAAGGAAAATAATAATATGAACAAGACACTAATTACGTCTGTGCTAGTCGCATTGGTTGCTTTTACCAGTTCGGCGTTAGCAGAAGAAAAGACTCTGGAACAACGTGTTTCAGATCTAGAAGCAAGTGCTCCTAGCCTACCAGCAGGTTTATTTGTAAATGGTGAGTTAGAAATGTACTACAATGATAGCACATACGATTCACATATCGATAGTAGAGCAGAAATCATCACAGGATTACAAAGTGATGTAGACGCAGGACCTATCAACTGGGCAGGTGGTAGTGCAAGATTTGATTCGCACTATTCATTAGACACTACAAAGAATAATACAGTTGTTGAAAAACAAATGGGTTTAGGCTTAGGTGAGAACACAAGAATTTACTTAGGTGAAACAGATGCACAACGTTTAGGCTTCGCAAAGACAGCCAAAATTGGTGTGCCATTAGTTATCACTGAAGGCAACAATCGAATTGATCACAATGAAAAGATTGTGCTAACATTCGGCGGTTGGAATAACAATAATGAATTTGATTTTGACACACATAGAATGAGCAAAGATATGCCAATTGGTGCATCTATTGGTTACGATGCTAACACTGAAATGCTTTATGCAGGTGCAACAGCAAATGTAATGGGTTTATTCGAAGTATCATATATGCAAATTGGTGACAAAGACGGTATTACAGACTCAAGCAATAACCAACAAGGTTATGCAGTAGGTACAAGTTTATATCGCTATGACATTCCAATGACATTTGGTGTAGAGATGTGGGACGATAAAAACTCAGGCACTTATACAAGCGAGAATAGATTAGACTATGGTGTAATGTATGGTGTATCAGATGACGTTATGTTAGGCTACCATAGAGTAGAGCATGATGACATTGGTAAATCAGGTGATTATCTAAGTGCAGTATACACAGCAGGACCAATTGAGATGGGTCTATATTACAATATGACTGAAACTCAAAACTTAGGCACTGGTGCTATTACACAAAATGATGACCAAATGAGTGCATCATTAAAATACAAATTTTAATTTGTAATTAAACAAAAAACCAAAGGGCCTTCGGGCCCTTTTTTCTTTTCATAAATACCTTAGTAGGAGAAAATTTTGACCGCTGAGGAACATAAAGAAGCTCACAGACTATTTTGGTTAGTCAAAGGTCATCTTACTGCGTCTGAGGACACAATTCTATCAAGTGCTGACAGTTATTTTAGACGTTTGTGGGGCAACAACGAACGAGCTGTTTACGGCCTAGAAGGATTCGAAGAAGCATACAAAAAAGCCCTCCAAAATCAATAAATACACACATAACCAAGGAGGGTTATGAAGTTACACAAAACTTTCGTAGCACATGAAACACAACCAAAGAAAACAAGTATAGGAAACAATCACAGTAGAACAAAGTTTAGTTCTATGAACAAAAGTAAGAAGCGTTCTTACAAAAAGTATAAAGGACAAGGAAAATAAAATGGCAAAAGAACCTGACGATCAAGGAAAACTAGAAGTAAGCGTTCGTATATTAGGTAACGAACTAATTGGACTTAAAATGGTAGTAGACGATTTTAAGATGAAATGGCTAGTACTAGGTGTAGTAACCAT